TCTTTAAAGCTGTCCCAAAACCGATCGAGGTTATCAAGGTTGAGCTCATTAAGAAGAATCGACTGATCAGTATAAATTTGTTCTAAGGCCCGCCCGATATCACGTTTATTCTTTATTTCATCTGCGGGGATGTCGGCGGTGTCTTGAAGACTACCAGTGTTATCGCCAGCTCCGCCACTTTGTCCAGCACCGGTGCCTTTTTGTGATTCAGGCGCTAAATCAAACTGTGGAGTTAGTATGTTATTGAAGACGTCTTTCATGTCCGTTACCGCAGAGACAAAGATATACCCGAATGTATTACTAAATGGCGTAAGCCATCCGGGAAACACGATCAACGCAGCTTTAAGCGCACCTAATACTACGAACCACGGTAATACAGTAGCGATTAACGCGGTTTTCTCTTGGTCAAAACCACAAATATCCTTTGACATCGCCAAATTAATAAAGTATTCACCAGTTATGAGAACTAAGAAAAAGAGGAATGTAATCCCGCCACTCAGCACACCTTTTTTGGTATGTTTGTAATATGAATATGCGCCAAATACGGCCAAAAAAAAGAAAATTGCGACAGATGAACTTATTTCCGCCATTACGGTTTGTTCGTGTTACACTATACCGCTATTATTTATTCTGGATTGGACCGCCGATGTTACGCGTTTTGATAATGGTGTTATTTTTTACTGTTATAATAATACGGATTACATTACCGCGCTCAATATGAATCAAAATGCTCCGGCGCCAACATTAATTGAACCTGGTGTCCGATACTTCCTTAGTAAATCTCTCGAACAGTGTCATAAAGTAAAAGATTATTATCATACACAACACTTTAATTTCGTTGTGGGTATAGCATTCTTCGTGTGTTTAGGAATCTTTTTGTATATTCGATATAAAGGAAAACCAACACCGGATGAAGTAGAAGCGAAAAAACGTCAGCAACAAGAATATATTCTCTCGAAGTTGAAGATGGTGAATGCGACACATTATGCGCAAAGTAAAGGGATACCGATGGATGCGCGAATACACCCGGCGGGTAATGGGATGGGTATGCTGACAAATTTACCGCTTTGGAAGAGTCCAGACGAGGATTATTGGAAACGTAGTTATGCGTAGCGGTAGTGGAGCAACAAAGTTCGCGTAGCGGTAATGGAGCAACAAAGTTCGCGTAGCGGTAGTGGAGCAACAAAGTTCGCGTAGCGGTAGCGTAGCCATGTAAATAGATTTATCTATGCTAAATGTAGAAGTGTATTATGATGACATCTGTGTATCAAAATTTACACGCGGCAATACAAGAACGCACACAGTATGGCGGAATGGCCGCATCTCGTATCGCGGAACAAAAACGCGCACAAGATACACGTGATAACCTTAAGAAAGCAACCCGTGTTCTTCTTGAAGTGACAAAAAAACAGGAAGATGCTTTAAAAAAACATCTTCAACGCGCAGGAAACCCAAACGAATTTCGAGGTATGGTTTTTCCGTATGAATTGATCCCGGAAGAAGAGCGAGCGAAAATCAACGACGCAATACACGGATATTATTCGCTGAAAGAGAAATATAACTCCGCGCTTGAAAAACGACGACAACGCCTAATCAACGATCCTGTTATCAATTGGAAATCACTTTCCGCACAACAGAAAGCCAGACGTCTCGCACAGCATGTCAAGCCCGCGTGTATCGTTTGTAAGCAGGAAGGTGGCTCTATTTTCACAGAGACCGATGGTAAGTTGAAGGCGATATGCGGAAATATCTCTCAACCATGTGGATTTCATATTGAAGTTGATCGCGGCAAATACATTAGTTTAGAAACGTTGATGAATGAATCTCTCGAAGAAGTTCGCGCTACCAAAGATGAGATCATCCGTATGAAACTCGATCTCTTATTCCAGTTTATTAATGAAGACGAACTTTTAGAACAATTTGATGCGGTTCAACATAAGTTACAAGAGCAGATGAAAATGTATTCAGAATTTCGAACCTATTACCTTAGTGTTACGGATAATGATGATCGTCGTAAAGATTCTGAAACGCAAAGTCGCGTAATTACCGAGAAGATCGCGTTAATTAAGGAATATATGACGGAATTTCGTGATTCAGAATGGAAGAATCGAAGCATCATCGACGATATTCTTGTTCTTTATCAGCAGGATATCGAGCCTGCGTTCATGAAGTTACGAGAAACGAAGTATGTCTATTCACAGGTGGAAACAACGGATAATGCCGATGGCGCGCTCGTTCAAATGTATAACGACGGCGAATTCAATCTCTCGCAAAAACAATATAGCTACAACGAGCTTTATATGCCGGTGATTATGCCGAAGTGGATTGCGGATAATCGGATAGTGAGTAAGCCCGTAGGGGCGGTGGTCGCACCGAAGCCCGTAGGGGCGGGGGCGGGGGCGGTGGGGCAGAGTAATCCTAGCGCCAGAAACGCATTATTATCGCAGTAGTATTATATAACTATCGATACTACTGATGTTAGACATCTTCAAATATATCAGCCTTCCTATTTTCATCGTAAGCCTTGCTGTTGGACTTTTCTACGTATATATATCGGTGCCGAACCCGAAGATTATTTATGTTTATCCGACCCCTGATAATATTCGCAATTTTCAATTTAAAGACAACGCCGACAACTGTTTCTCGTTTGATGCGAAAGAGGTGAGTTGTGCGAAGGCGAAAGGTCAAGTGAAGAAGATACCGGTTCAGTAAAGGTATAATAATATGAAATATTTTATATTTAGAAGTCAAATCATAAATACACGATATAAATAGACAATAATTATAATAATATAAATAAATGAGCACAGAAATAAGTGTATCAAATTCTACCCAAAGTAATTGTAATCACCTTTTACAAATTATGAAAAAATATGGACAAGACTGTAGAATTATTGAGACAGTTTCTGTTGTTGAGAATAAAATTGAAAACGGTTGTGTTGTAACCATGGATACGTTTAAAGATAAAACTAATCTAGTAAATCTTTGGAAGATTATGAAAACAAATGGAAATTATAATTGCGCGTATATAAAAATAGATGGTGGATTTTCTGGATGTATAAATGATTATATAAATTCATAATTTAACTATGAAATATAGGAGTATTTTCGAAATTATATATCATTATATTAGTAGAGAATAATACTATGGGGTTTCAACGCCTGCTTCATACAGAAACAGGACGTATTATTATATCGATTGTGCTTGGTTTAGGTATCGCTTCACTTTTTCGCAAAGTGTGTAAAGATCGGTCATGTATCTCGTTTCGCGCACCTCCGCTTAAAGATTTAGAGAAAGATACATACAAGTTGGACGACAAATGTTATGAGTATAAAACGAAGACGGTGAAATGCGAGGCGGGGAAGAAAGAAGTGCAGCTGAAATAAAAATTGAATCATTACAATTTCGTTATTGTAAATAATCGTACATTACAATAACGATACAACACGGCAACGATGGAACTCGCAACCGAACCTGATGTGTATTCCCCAAGTATAGATGAGAACGGCAACTATATCGACAAAATTCCATCATTCAATACAAACGCACTCGCAAACGGGTTACGTTGTCCATGTGGAACTCGCAAAGACAAGGTGTACCTGACAGGGGCTTTATTTGCCGCACACTGTAAATCAAAAACACATGAAAAATGGGTTCAAGACCTGAATACTAACAAGTCAAACTTCTTCACGGAAAATCAAAAACTTCGCGATGTTGTTCATGCGCAGAAAATTATGATTGGAAAATTGGAGTTGGAAGTTTCGAGCAAAAACATGACGATTGGCTACTTGACACATGAGCTTACAAAGATAATGGCCGCCGGAACAAAAGATGTCAGACATGCGGCGGCAGCGGCGGCGGCAGCGGCAGCGGCGTCACCATCCGCAAATGACATGCTGATGTTTTAGGCAAGTTTATGGTGCGATGCGTCCAGATTATAAGTCTTCGTTCTTTACATATGTATATTCTTATTTTCTTTGGTATTCTTCCGTTATTTAGTAAATTTATATGATGAGCGACACAACAAGTATTGATGATCTTCCATTAAGTAGTCAAACACCGAGCGCTGGATACGCAAACAACGGTGGTGGCGGTGGTGGCGGCGGAGCGCCTCTTATTTACTCGCCCAATATTGACGGGGGGAATACATCTCATGTGCCAGGCAATATCATGAATGAAGTGATGCATGGTGTTCAAAGGGCAAGTGCCAACGGCATGACGATGATACCCACAAGGGATATTCCGATGAATCCTAACGCATTTACACACGACGAACAATCGAGGCCGAATTATGTGCCGCAGCCACAGCCTCAGCAGCAGATGTCCGGTATGGGCATGAGCGGCGGGCCAGTAGACTATATCAAAGACCATACTTCGATGGAAAATATCGTCCGCGCGAATGCTCGCCAGTCTAATCAAATCGATACAATCGAAGCGATTTATTATGATCTTCAAATGCCGATTTTGATCGGTGTGCTTTATTTCATATTCCAGATGCCGGTATTTCGCGCACAGCTCCTTCACTTTCTTCCTTCTTTATTTGGCGAAGATGGTAATTTTAAAATCACGGGTCTCACCGCGACGAGCGTTATGTTCGCAGGGACATTTTTCGTGATTATGAAGATATTCAACAAGTTGGGTGAGGGACTCCATTAGTATATTATTTCTTTTCTTTCCGTGCCTTCCGCGTCTTCTTTGCTGACGCACTTGTCTCCTTTTTGGACTTTGCGTGCTCATACGGAATATACCGCAAGAACCATTCTTCAAATTCACGTGAGTCACGTTTCCCTTTCAATTCCTCATATTTCGCCGTTTTCTCGAATCGCATCGACTCCAACGTGGGTTGTTTGCCATAACAGTTAATACTAAAACGGCGTAATAAACCAGTCTGTTTCAGTCGATTATGTTGTTGGACATCAAAAAGAAACTGCGACATACAAAGAATGCGATTGATGTCATAATAAATGCGGTCGGCATAGATGAATGCCAAATAAAAACTCAACATAGTATCGATCGTCGCAATACGAATTGACTCGCCGCGCCCATCTCTGCCGTCGCCATTTATCCGGATCGTATTATAACTATGACACGCAAGAGGTTTGTATAAGAACGCGATGACCTCATCACCTACGCGAATATCATAATGTTCTGAAATGACTTCACCGACACCTGCGTGTTTTGTATATTTGACGCCGGTGTATTTATGCGCAGTAAGCTCTCGAACGACTTCTTCGCAAAGTTCGCGCGGATTTTCTGAGAGAATATCGAAATCGGGGATTTTTTGAACGATACGGCGCTGGTGTTTCGGCATATATCGTGAGTATAAGATATTCGCATACCCACCGAAAAATACCGCGCGGTTTTTTATGAAGACACCGCGAACAATATTATAAATATCAGTTTCTGCGAGTTCTTTCTCTCGGTGTGTAGTATAAGAAACTTGCGAGCGGTTGATCGAGTAATCTTTTGCTGACGATTGTCGTTCGCGCGACCGTGACCGTGACCTCGATGGCGTCGGCGTGGGCGTGGGCGTGGGCGTCGGCGTCGGTGTAGCTTCCGCATCCAAATCTCTAGCCTTCATCGAATATAATACATACTCATCATCATCGCCAAACAATCGTTTATACGTCGCAAGTAAGCGATAACGATGGGTTAATTTATCTTCTTCGACAGTGTATTTAAAATCTCCGATTGTTTCTTCATGCGACCGAACGCCATGATATAAATGTTTCATGTAAGCCTCTACATTTTTATATTTTTTAATGATGGTATGTATCGCTTCACGTTTGCGCGATTTTGCGCTGTCGCCACCTCCTCGTTTCACAGTTCGAGAACGACTCCTCCGCGACCGAGACCGAGATGATGTTGCGGTTTTCCCCTTTGTTCTTGAAATACTAATTTCACCTGTATTCTCAGCAGTTGCTCCGTCGAACCCGCGCTGATATTCGATTTTATCGCAGTCATACCCTTTAAGTGGATAATGCGTATTCAATAATGTGAGACGTTTCTGTACTTTCTCCCAACGCGATACATCGCCATCAGGACGCGAGAGTTCGAGATACATCGCCATACGAAGAAAGTCGGGTGGAGCATACCGTATTCCCTTTTTGATAATCGCATCACGAGAGATTGCTTTGAATAACGCAGGCTCCATTTGTGTAATATCAGCGATACCCGTGAAATTCACGAACACTTTATATGTTCCGTGATGAACACCAGATTTCGCTTCTACATCTTCGTAACCAGCTTTATAATAAATATCCGCGAGTTCTTTCGCATGGTCGAGAGCTTTGTCAGAGTAAAAATCATAATCGGGAAGTTCGATGTCTTTATTATAAAACTGCGCATCTTCTGGAAGAATATTGTTGATTGCGGTTCCTCCGTAACATACGAGTTTTTTATCTGCGATGAATTTTTCGACGATGGAGATGATGTCTTGGACTTTGGGATCTTGGATTACAGCGGCGCCCTTCCGTTTTTCAACTAAATCTACCGCTTCGCGTAGGATTTCAAGCTCTTTTTCTTCGAATGACATTTTTTTATCCGTTTTGTCGTCGTTATTACGAGCACCACCACTTTGTGATAATTCGGACATTAAATTCTACTACAATAAGAATAGAATTTAATTCGATTATATTTATTACAACGTAATCTTGACACCTCCCGCAGCCTCCACCGGCCGAGCCTCCATCGATGCTTTCGGGTTGGGCGGTGCTGGCGCCGGAATCGTAATCGGGACATACCGTAAATCTTCTGGTTTCAATATGAACGCATAACCCACAGAAGCAAACTTATCTTCATACGCTTTAAGTTTTTCGTCTCGCACTTCTTCCTGAAAACACATCGTCGCAATCTGACATCCCCATGTATAAGGACCGTTATGACCATCGTTGATGGGACGACCGCCCTTATCTGGCACAACAAGACACATATTTTTCTTATTCGCGTCCTTAAATGCCTGTGGATCGCCGACATTTTTCACACCAAAATAGGTATATTTCGAGAGAAACATAGTATTCGAACTCATATTAATCAGTTCAAACAGTTTGGTGTTACGATATACTTGGTTGGTTCCATCCACCATAAGTATCACCTT